AGAAGTCGTTCCCCTCTTACACGTTGAAGTAATTAACAAGTTACATCGTATAGTGCCATAACAATGGCTGGTACTGTTGTTGTCCCACCCGCATTGAAGCCGGTGAGACTCAACTTTCCATTATCCGACAATCAACGTGAGTATCTGTCAAAGATACTTCCAACCATCACATTCACCACCTCTTATCATGCAACTCCACATACACATCCAGTGTCCAATGTCGAACGTCGTATTACTGAAGAAATTGCCTACGACGAGCTCAACAAATTGGTTAGTGGCAATATTATAGTTGACATTGGTGGTAATCCCAATCGACACCAAGCTGCTGCACGAATGAATGTACATTCCTGCTGTCCCCTGTTAACGCCTGAGGACGCAGTACGTGCTGCCAAACATAGACAAGGCTCCATACGGTGCCATCACTCAGTACAAGACTGTACATGCGTTATTCCATCTGGCTATTTGGCCATCCATTCCGACTATTACTTTAACCCCCAACAAATATGTGATTTGGTAAATAACGGGTGCACCCACCACTACATGGTAGTTACTCATCATCGATTTTATCATAGGAAGAGTACTTTGTGTTTTGGTGAGCTGTCCTATGAAAATGATAATAATCACATTACCTGCTCCACACCTGGTAATACCACCGCTTACACCCATCCCAATAATGATTGGTACTCTTTAGGGTATTACACCAACGGGACCGAAGCCATTGTCTGGACCGTTGTTACAATCATTGGTGATACTGAAGTTGTCCTGATTACTTCAGCCCCTCCAAACCTTCCAACACCAACCCCTTCACTAGAACCCAACCTGCTAACAGTTATCGGACTACAGGATTACTATGGACCAGTAAACTTTTCTCCTTTTAAAGACAAATTCACCGCAAGTGGCTCTAGATTCAACCCAGCTATGGTTAGCATCATTCAACGCGTTACCAAAGTACGCTCGTTTTATGACAAGCTTTATGTACAATTTGATGATGCTTCAGCCATTGATGTACCTAAAACCCTAATTAGTGAACTCCAAATAATAGCCCATGGCCGCAAAAGAACTTCTGAGCTGCTCTCCTTAATGGCAGCTGAAGCTAAGAAACTTTTATCAAAAGCTAATATTCCACCCGATCAGGTAATCAAAATACTCACCATCTCAGTCCCAATGGGGTTTGCTGGAAATCTCGATAATGAAGTTGACACAAACACGTATATGATAAACAAATATAAGGATCGCATGCAGATCATCAACGATATTTATACAACATTCAACGTCCAGCGTGGTAACTGGAAGCTAGTTTTGAACGTCCTTTTGTTGGTTGTAGCTTTCATCTATACCGCCTATCCATTATTGCCAAGAATTTTCCAACCATTGTCTGTCACTACCTCCCTTATTGCCCTATCAAAGAATTTACGGTTCGGAGCGCTTAAATTAGCATTATTGTCATTGTTAATCACCACACTTACATATCTCAATCTCTCGTTTTTGTCGTCTTTCTTTACCCTGCCGAGGAAGAGGCATCATATAGAACCTAGTGTGTGTATGGCTGGCCGAACCCTATTACCAACCAAAGATAAATCCACTATTAAACAGTACCCAGGCTTTGCTCTGTGCCATGACACATTCGGAACCCAGTTTTATGGCATAGGAATAGAAGGAATCATTCCTACAGTTGCACGATCATGTCAGCACAATGAGATAGTCGCAGTAACAAATCGAGGTGCATTGCTCACACGGCCCAGTCCTGACAAAACCTTGATGGCTGCGTGGCAGTCAATGTATCGTTGGATACACTGCAATTTTGAGTTTTTCTTCAGTGAATGCAAACACCTTAAGTGTATTCCTTTTGAACAGTGGCTTAAAAGATTCCCAGCAGCTCGCAGCAAGATCTTAGCTGTGTGCAATTCCAATACTAGGAAAATCACCGATCCAACTAAAGTTTCACGTGCTAAGGGATTTATAAAGAAAGAAACAATTATATCAACTGATCAACTGGGTACTAGACAGTATGACCCAAGATTGATACAAGGATCCACTGATGAATTTCAATGCCTTACTGGACCATATTTTGCCACTTTCGGGAAGGCTTTATCAAGATCGTGGAAACCCTTTAACAAGACCGGAATCATCTACACATCTGGTCTTACTGCTAACCAAGCCGGAGATGCTTTCATATCATTCGTTAGATCAGTTCATAATAATGGTGATGAGATTTCAGTGTATGAGGATGATGCCAGCCGATGGGACACTACAGTTGAACCCGAGGCCCTCGAGTACGAAAATAAGATATATCAACGATGTGGTGCTCCAAAGAAGATTTTACAAGCCATTAGCGCCGATCTCCGGTCCCCTGTTACAACTCCTCACGGAGTGTCTCTAATAGTTGATGGCACTCGCAAATCAGGACGTGGCAACACATCATGTGGGAATTCAATGTTGAACGCCCATGCCCATCTCAAGCCAGTTATTGAAAGACTGTGCCTGTCTGACCCAAACTCAAAATGCCGAAAACTTCATACCGACCACTGCTCATATACTACCAACTTTTCTGACAAGTATTTGATGTTTGTAAATGGCGACGATAACCTATTTCTATCATCCAAACCAGTAGGTGACTATTTTCAACATGGAATTAAAAATTGTGAAGATCTAGGGTTTCGGCCAAAGCCAATAAGACGAACAAATTACTTTTCAGCCGAG